CCACGCTATCCCGCCAACCCCCACACCGTCGCGCAGTAGTTGCTGTCCGATCTTATAGGGATCATTCTCAGCTAGAAATGGAAGTGCAGACAGCAGCCCTTGCTCGATATTACCACCCCAGTTGCCAAGCAGACCTGTCATGGCCTCACCGAGTGACGGTGGGTTGCGTTGGGAGTAGTCGTTAACTAAAAGGCCGGTCACAGGAGTCCACTCTTATCTACGCTTTCGGGTTTAAGGTATTTCTTAATATCTCGATACCGTCTTAATATCTCATTTTCTGGAACATCATAAGATTGCCAGAAAGGTTTGTTTATTCGATCTTGCAAAGAGTAATCCATGCGTTCTTGCACAGCTCTTGAATCCACTTCTCCCAAAAGTCTCATATACTGTTCGCGGGGGTTAAGCGTCCTATAACCCAACCCATCACGCAGGGTATCAACTTCAGCCAGTACCTTTAAATTAGAAGACTTCCACTTATCAAAATCCTCAAAGACCCTATCTGTAGCACCTCCCCACTCTGTTCTGGGCAACTTACCTTCGGATAGCTGGCGATCTATTGCGGTTAGTCTAGGCTCATAATCTCTTTCAAATTTAAGGTTAGATGCTGTTAATTCTGCCTCATACTCTGGGCTACCGAGTAGTTCATCAACTCTCTTCGCATCTGGATTGTTTTCCCATGCTGGGTTTTTTATTGAGCTTTGAAACTGCCCAATATTGCCACCTCTAGCGAACCCCTCCACCTCCTGCATTGCGTGATTTGCTTCATGGAGCGCTGTTGATCGTTTATTACTCAATAACCCTGCGTCCCATAGAGTTACGCTGGGGGGCATATTAAAAAAATCACTATGACTACTCCCTGATCGGTACTCACCTCGCGCGTCTCCACTAAATGGGTAGTCAACCCACTCTACCTCTTGCATTTGGGGGTACGCTTCGGTGATGTTTGACCCTTTAGCGCCGCTAGTTGATAGCGCGTCGTCTATCAAACCTTTCTTATATTTAGTCCCTTCAATACTTCCATCGGATAACCGTTCTGGGGTGTACATTGTCGCGCTATCATCTATCTCCCACCTAAAACTGTTATCTACTGGGTCAAAGTATGACGGTTGCCCAAACTGCTCACCGGTCGCTTTCCAGATGTCATCCCTACTCGCACCAGCGCCACGCATCTGCTCGGCTAGTTCTAAAGTCTTAGGGTTTAGTGTCTTAGCATTAACCCCCGCGATGGTTCCTAGTCCGGCTCCTTCTCTCAACAACTCTTGCCCGATCTTATAAGGATCGTTTTCTGCTAAAAATGGGAAAGAAGTTAATAGCCCTTGCTCAATATTATCGCCCCAGTTTCCTAACAGGCCAGTGAACGCTTCTCCCAGGGTGGGAGGATTCCTCTGGCTATAGTTATTGACCAACAACCCAGACATCTACCGAACCCCTCGACCCGCTTGGATACCTTTAATCATTTCTCGATCACGATCTACGTCAGCGCGGATCTGAGCAATGTTGACTGAGGTGCCGTGCTTACCTTGGATCTCGGCTGCTTTAAGATGGATATCAGCATCGAGCTTGTCACGCTCCAAATCGTCCTTCCGCATCATCTCGTCACGCTTCAGTTCCAGCTCTGCTGCTTTCTTCTGAATGTCTGCCTGGATGCTCTGCGCTTGAACTTCAGCCAGCAATTCTTCTGGTGACTTCTTCTTGTTCTGCGATACTTCCGGTGGCACTAATGGTTGGCCGTCTTGCAGCGCATTGATGAACATCGATGGGTCTTTGAACCCACTTAGCTCGACGATCTTAGCCAGCGTATGACTATATTGTTTGGGGGATACCAATGCGTTCACCGGACCCAGTAGCTTCATCAGCTCTTCTTGTTTGCCCGCGATCTGCGATAGCGCCGCAATCCGCTCTGTATCTGTTCCCTTACCAAGGGCTATATTTGAAGAAACATCCATGTCAGCATTCCACGACCTTGGATCGACTGGGACAAACTGGTTATTCAACCGGGTCATCCGTTCCTCGTCCTGGTGATTAATGGTCAGCTTCAAAATCCCTTTGAATAATTGTTTCATGCCGGTTTCGGCAAAGATTCGAGCGATCATTTCGATGTGCTGTTGAGCTTGGCTGACCGTCGCTTGGACTGCTGATGCGGTGCTTGATTGAAGCGCTGAAGCGTCTAGTCCAGCCGCTGCTTTAGAAATACCGGTACGGTTTTCTTTAAGCTCATCCAAATACTGCATCATTGGAAAGGCTTCACGCCCTACGAACGGCATAGCAAACGGTTGGACCGATCCGGCTGAACGCATTCTGATAATCGCGCCAACCTCGGTATTTAAAACATCGTCGATATTAGCCTGTCCTTCCACGATAGCTGTTCTTGGGTGGATACTCATCGCAAGGCTATCCAGCATATTCCGTAACACGGTAGATTTAGTCTTTTGGATGTCCATCACGGAATCTGCCACAGACATTCCGAAAAAGGTATGCGGTTCGGGATCAGGGCAGAACGTCGCAAATGGAATATCAGCGACTGGCTCCCAATAAAGAACCTTATTAGATGGGCCTATACTGCAAACTTTGATCAGTTCGGCAATGCTGTCTCCATCCATATCGGCTTTTACATACGATTCGGTATAGCTAACGTCTTTGGCGGCATCGTCTGATCGATTTGCCTGTCCGTAGCTTTGTGTTTCTTGCCGTGCCGCAAGCTCATCACTCCAGCTTAGTACATCAGAGTCGCCAGCGTGTTCCAGAATCTCTTCTTCATCATAGCCTCTAGCCACCAAGTCGCTAACGGTTAAAGTAGTCCGGTGAGCAACAATCGTTGCATCTTCCAGCGTCTTCGCGTCACGATCTATTAAGAACTCTTCGGGTGGGACCGCTTCGACTTTGACTCGACCTTTGTCTACCCGGCGCGTCACTGTTGCTTCGATTGATGGCATTCCAATGGGTTGACCCATCTCATCCATCTCGACTGCTATTTCTGAAGAAGCGACCTCAACTTGGGGATCTGAAGACAAAAACTGCAATGCTTCGGGGTTGAGGCCACTAAAATGTTCGGTGGTAACTTCAACGTCTTCGTCCCACCAGTATTTGATTATTCCAACTTTACGAACCAGAGCATCTTTGAAAGCCGACTGTAAAGTCAGGAACCCTGGGTTTGTCTGGGTGAAAATATGGTTAATATAGTCTGTGGCTTGTTCAGCTTTTGCTACATCTTCGGCGTTTTTCGGTACGAACTCCACCACCTTATCGGTAGAAAAGAAGATTCGCATCAGTGATGGCATAATCGCGCCAATTGTATCCCTGACATCGAGCGAAACGATCTGAGAGCGGCCATCTTCCTCGTTACCAAAGCGCTCACCCTTATAATACTTGGTAGCTTTTGCGCGTTCTGGGCCAATCGTGTTGTCGATGAAGTCGACTGCGGAGCTTATCTCTGAGGTGATGATGGATTGAAGATCTTCTTCTGAAAGGGACTTATCATCGAGATCGATGACTTCTAGCTCTTCCTCTATGCCACCTTCGGCGGGGTTTTCGTACATGGATCGCACCACAAATAAGCCACTGGTGGGGCCATTATACGCTTATGGTGGTGTTTTGACTATGAAAGTGGGGAACTGTCCCTATTTACGCCTTATTTCTAAGTGTTTGTGGGGTTTCTGCCCTATTTAATGGTTTATGGAAACAAATAGGGTATTAGTTTCCATGACTGCAGGTGCAGTAACCTGTACTGCAGGTGCAGGTCCATCTGGGGAGATATTAAATTTTAATTATATCCACACGCAAGGGGATATAATTAATTTTTAATTATATCCATGAATGACTGGATCACAGACCTGTAGCCCAGTGGTTTTCCTACACTATTTTGTGTTAGAAAATGCCGACAGGCTTGTCGGGAAAAAGTAGGGGGGATTTTTCCCCCTAAAAAGGGGGGGTAATTCTCCCCCTAAAAAGGGGGGTAATTCTCCCCCTAAAAAAGGGGGGATTTTTCCCCCGATTTTATCTCAGGCATTAAAAAGCCCAACCGGTGCTACAACACCGATCAGGCCACACTGTCTTTTGTGGACCGTACAAGGAACCTCAGACAATTACTATACTACTCCTTTCACCGCTCTTTTCAATGGTTTCTTCCACTGCACTGAATGCTTTGAGCCAAAAGTAGCGGTTGCAGCATCCGATGCTAACGTTAGACAGATCGCATCGGCTTTATCGGGCGAAGGAAGCCCCCGTTTACGCATTTCGTCCTTAGATTCGATCTTCATCTTACCACTGGAGGTGAACTGGTACCTGGGCGACACTAATTCAGCGAATAAAGCACTATCAACTGGCAGTTTACAGTCCTTCGCTGCCAACCAATCCTTCAGCTTGAACCACAGCTCTGCCCTTAAATTCAAATAAGTACCACTCATAGAGCTTGCTTCACCCACGTTTATCCCTCTAACCGGCAGATCCAGCTCTTGCAGTCGATCTACCACACCAGCGCCTAATCCAATCGAATCTACCAGTATTTCAGTTGGCCGCTGCCTTGGGATAAGATTATTAAACTTATCCACAACCCGACCGGTTAACTCCATCAGACTCAGACCCTTCCAGGATATTAGCTCTGTTATAGCGTTACCGTGCCTTATCGCCAGAACGCTGCTATCGGCCCCGAACCGTGCCACATCCAATCCCCAGATCGGTACGGTATCAGGATCGCTCTCGATGTCCCTTTTCTGAGCCGATTGGACCGTATCGGCTGAAATAACCGTATTATCTTCTTTTAATGGAAACTCACCAAGCACACGGACCCTAAATTGATTGCTCTCCGCGCCATACTTCACTTCCATCTCCCGAACGAACTCATCGCTCACGCGTGGGGAAGTGATACAGCTAACGTGCATCGTCTTCCAGTCGGCTTTAACCCGGTGATGGGTGTCGTAAAACAGACCAGATGATCGTGTTGGGTTCCCCAATAATACGGTCGTAGCGCTGTGTCCTGACATCGAGCCACTCGCTGCCTCGAACACCTTCTCATCTATACCCGATGCTTCGTCACAGACCAACAATACATTCTGACTATGCACACCAGCCAAGGCTTCCGGTGTCTCTGCCCTTGCCGTCCTTGCAGAGATAAACGCTTCACTTGGCGCTGCCTTTAAAACAACACGGTCACTCGTTACCTCAAACAGCTCCCCAACGTATGGCGGGAGATTCCTTATCCAGCTTTTAAGCTCTGCAAACAACGCATCGAACAACTGAGATGACGTTGGTGCAGTCACCACTATCTTGCACGGAAACCGCGTCGTTAGATACCAGACCATTGCCCAGCTTGCAGCAGTGGATTTACCGGTACCATGCCCAGATCTCACGCTGATCTTCCTTTCACCACCAGCGATATGGCTTAGAAACTCAGCCTGCCAAGGGTCAGGGTGGACCTGTAAAACATCCTTAACGAACAGCACCGGCTGGGACCGGTACTTGGCGATGAAATCTATGTATGGGTTTTTGTTCATGCTGCCTCTTTTAATATAGTAGCGACGGTACTTTTCCCTATTTTACTCCAACCATAGCTAGGTCATTTACGTCTTATCGTTAATGATCTTGATATATTCCTTAATCTCTTCCACCTTGCTCTCTTTCACCCAAAAGCACCTTTTTACCAGCCCTTGCTCCTTCATCCGCTCACCAAACTCACGTTGGTGGCGGGCGTTGATTTCTGGTGTGTTAGCTGCCATCCAAATATTCCTCAAGGTGAGGGAACGGGATTGGAGAGGCAATGTAAGTCGTTCCGTTGTCGCTCTCTTTTAACGCGAAACCATAATGAAACTCATTCTCTAATGGAACATAAAATACACCGTCACTCGTAACTGTACTTTGCCAACCCATCGAATTGAATGCTTCCATTGCGGAGGATAAATCTTTTATGAAACGACGTAATTCGTCAACCTCATTGAAATCATGCGTCATTTCGCGAATCACTTCGGTGGGGGATTTTAGCTGGCCCCAATTAATGTCTATTGGGGGTATCGCGTAGTTGTACCATTTCATTTTATTGCTCCTTATTAATGCAGCTCTCTGGTTGTTGGTGTTACACCACCGACGAGTTTACGTTGTTTCAACTCTATAGGTTCTTGGTGGATATGAGCGTTTTGCTTGTGCCACCTCAACGCTAAATCGACATTTTCGCGCCACTCGTTCTCCGTTAACTTCCAATTGATTAAGTCGCTTTTGTCGGGTCCATCGATGAGCGCTTGTTCCAACTCATCTATCGAGTTTTCATTGCAACAAGCCTCTGCGAAAGTACCACACCCTATAAATGTGTATTTTGTTGTCATCCCATCGCTCCTGTATTCTCATCTATTCCCTTAAACTCCTTCCAATCATCGCCTGACAGCTCAAAGTCGAACAGTTCTGTCCTTCCAGACTTAGATTCATGCTCACTGAGTTCAATCCAACACCCACCATCAGCATCAGAGTGGACGTTGCTGAAAGATCCCATGATGAGGTTAACGTAGACGGTTTCAAGATCTTTAGCCTGTAGCAACCAATCTGCTACGTCATCCTTTTTGTGAAGTGCAATAAAATCTAGTGCGATTGTTTCTCTGTCTTTTTTAGTCATTTTTGTTCTCCTTAAAAATAGTTATTTTCAACACAATTGTTCCAGTAGCCCGCCCACTGTGCCTGTACATCCTTCCTAGTAATTGGGTAGCCCTCTAGGGACTCTACAGTCTCAGTTATGTCACAAGTAATCTGGGCCTCATGATTAGCCAGCTCTCTCCAGATGATGCCCTTAATACCATTCTCCGCAATATCCTGGGAGATGCCGTCAGTGTGGATTGACTCTAGGCCGGTTAATAGTTCATCAATGTTATCTTTTGGAACGATAAAACCTCCATCAAGAGAGGCATACTTCACCCCATCAACCGCTTCTTCCTCATACTGCTGCTTTGAAAAAGCGAAGAAAGTGCCGGTTCTATTAAACAACTCAGTCTGTTTTTGATTAGTGTAATCTGATAAGTATTTCATGGTTTATTCTCCGGTTGGTTAATTTTGGACTCACAATCAGTATACTTATATCTAAGTAATAACACAAGAAAATAATATGATTTTTTAAAAAAGATGGGGGTGGGGATCGTGTGTGTCAGGGGGTGATCATTATCATGACCCCCGCCGCTGGGCCGAAGGGGGGGCCATCGAGGCTCATCCAAGCAGCCGGTCGGCACCCTGGCGCCCTAACCCGATGTGGTGGCGAGTACAGGGATCACATTGGCATACTAAGTCATTGATTTACTTAGGTTTACTGATGTATCAGGTCAGCAGTTACCGTCAAAGTTACCGTCATCCCACTGTCCTAGCACTGTACTGCCCGGACAACCCTGTTCTTAGGTACGGGGTTGATTGCCAGATTATGTTAAATAGCGGTAGAATCGCGCGGGTGCGTGGACCGGTGCGACGGTGCGGCTCAACCGTCGTCATCACCCCTCACAACCTCACCCTCAACAACCTCCGGTGCTGACATCTGACGCACTGCATCAAGGTGCTTCTGCGTTACATCTTCCACCTTCAGCTCTACCTGTTGCCTATCACCAAAGTCTTGCCTGTTCATCATCTTAGCTTGCCACTGTCTCGACTGTATCACCACCCTCCCAGAGTTCGGGTCGATCTTCCCCTCTTCTACCAAATCAGTAACCCTATCCACATCCTCAAAATACCCCCAAGCCCTAGCGTGTTTAGCCTCATCCAACCCTTGGCTCAACGCCTCATCCTCTTTAATCCGTGCCATCATCCGCTTGTACGGTACGTCCCTCGTCTTGGCATACTCTTGTATCGACAACCCATGACTCACCCTTGTAAACAGATCCTCCCAAAAGAAAGCATCTGCCATCTTCTTATCGGCCATCTCGTTACGCCTTCTTCTCTCTGGCATACCTGGCATATCTACTCCCCCCTTTCCCACGGTTCACGCATAACGCCCGTATCAAGCGCATCACTGAGCGCATCGTACGCTTCTAAGCATTTGCTCACTCTCAACTTAATCTCCTTCTCATCAGCCACACACCGCGCTGCATGGTAGAACCTATTGTTCGCAGCAGTTATGTGCTTGACCATATCCTTTATCTTATCGTTCATCCCTGATTCTCCTTTCGTCGTCATCTCTGATGCTTTATCTCCACACCGTCATGCAAATGGTATCTCCTGCCGCACTTATCCGAGATACACACCCTTTCGTTTCGGGAGTAAAATGTTATCAATCCTCCACCACACCAACACCTCTCAATTGTCCTGTCGGTGTACCCATACTTCTGAACCTTAACAACACTCGGCGTTGTTGACGGCCTAATCCACCGGTTCAACCATTCAATCATCATTTTCCCTCAACCCTCGTCCAGCCAAAAACATTCCCACCATCTTAGCAGCGGTCCCACTTTCAACCATCCCACCACTGAACCTCAACAGCGAATACCCCATCAATACAGCCACATTATACTTCTCACAATCATTCTCAAACCCCTTCCCTCTGGTGTGCCTACCCCCTGCATATATCCCCCCTTCAATCTCTACCAACAACATATCCTCCTTCCAAGCAAAGTCTGACCGCCACTTCCTCGTCGGATGAAACTTAAACTCTCGCTCCCAAGGCCTCCATTCTCCCACCCCATGTTCAACCAACTGCCGTTCAAACATATCCTCGATATCACTCATGTACCGTCCCATCTTCGCCTCGGCCCTCAAAAACAGTCAATTTACCCAAATTTCAAAGTGTCACCATTTGTCACCATTTGTCACCACCCTCTGGTGACACGAACCCCCTTGGTATATAAGGGTTGTAAGTATAAATATATATATTGTCACCATTATTAGTACCCCCACACTTTTCTCCCTCCCATTCACCACTAATAACCCCTTTTTTATATTTACTAGGAAAGTGGTGACAAATGGCAAAAAACCTCTGTAGCCCCCGCCACGCCTAGGGTTTGGTGTCGTAAAACACTGGTGACACGCTGGTGACAGTGGTGACAGTGGTGACACTTAGCCCCTCACCCCTTTCCCCTTAGCCTTTTCGATAAACATAATAGCTTCTCCCGCTGATGTGCTTTTTACTCTCCCTAATCAGGTCACCATCGCTCACCAGCACCTCCAATATCTCGTTACGCTCTCTCGACTTCATGTT